TATTATTTTACTTTGTGAATATAGCCTAAAACACAAAGGTCATAAAATTAAAGGTTTTCAAAAAGCACCCATTTTTTGCTTAGTACGAAATTTCGATTTCGGTTATAGCGTTCGATACGCTGATAGCCGAGTCAAAATCAATCTTAAACTTGTCTATACGATCGACAAGGTCGGAAATGATTTCGGCAGTGTCAAAACCCTCGATAATTTCAAAAGTGTTCGCCTTTATGAAATTGGCTTTCGCCTCCTCTATTTCCTTTGTAACAGCTTTACCGTCTTTTGAACCAAACATTCCAAGTACATACTCATCGGCACGCCCCTGTAATGTTTCGCCGTTCTCATAATTACATCTGTCCTGTGCAGCTTTAAGCTGTTTAGACATATGCTTCAAAAGATCTTCCTCAAATTCAATGCCGTGATTCTTATACTCTATAGCCTCGGCAATAGTCAGTTTCATACCCTGTATTGTGACTTCGGTCTCGGCATTTGAAAGCGTAACGGCACGCTTAATTGCCTTACGCCTTTTTATAAGGTCGGCTATTTTGTCATAGCTCGCCTTGAAGCCATTCTTAGCTTCTTCAATAGAAACGCCATTTATCTTTGTGTTGCTATGTTTGTTCTCAACCACAAATTTTGCGTCTTTGATAAGGGCGGGTATCCTCTTGTCGAGAATCTTAAGTTCGCAAAGTGCCTGATGAATCGTCATTTTTTCGTTAGTCATTTCAAAAACTCCTTTGAATTTTAAAATTTACAGACTTGATTATGCCTGCATTGATGGTGGCTCACACAGGATTTGCACCTATACTCTTACTGGGGATAAGAGTCTATTTGAGCCATAGCGATGCAAAGCATCGCACCTCAGAAAAAGAAGGGAATGCCCAAAATGGGCTGGTGACTCACGCAGGATTTGAACCATGCAATTCCGCCCTGAGAAGGCGGCGTCTTAACCGTTTGACCAGTGAGCCATAAGGCGGAGAACTCCGCCTATATTACTTTTCTTTAAAGGTTGGAGAGCAACTTTCAAAGAATTCTTTTACGTTGACATTGTATTTCTCAAGAATCGCAACGATGACTTTTTGTACCTTATCCCATTCGTCATCTTTGATATACTGAATATATGGTGTCTTGCGATCGCCACGCTTTTTGAGGTCTATCCCATAGCGATAACTAAGCTGCTTGTACAGCATGCTGAAAGCCACGCCGAAACTGATATGCAAAGTCGAAGCAAACTTGCGCATAACTCTGTTGAACATTTTGCGGTCTGAAATATGTAAGACCTCGGCTGTTAAAAGCTTGTTTGACGTTTCAATTCTGTCGATATGACGCCGCTGAAACGCCGTATAAGCCTGGGCGGCTGTCGCAAATTCCATGATATCACCCGTGGCGAAAGCCTTGCCGATTGCCGCTTGGAGCTTTTCTTCGTCGTCGATATCTTGCGTAAGAAGTTCGGGCTTTTCCTCTGCGGTGTGTTCGACAATGTTTAGGAGCTGTGTTCTGACCTCTTGGGCTATCTTGCTGTCACGAAGAAGCATGCCTATTCTGAGGATGGCACGCTTTGAGAAACACTTGATACCTCGGTTTGGAATTTCAAGGCGGGTATTATCGTCAATTTGAACTATGAGTTTACCATGCTGTTGCTCGAAATTCTTAATAGGACAATTTGTTTTATTAGAAATCTCCTCATCTTTAACTGAACAAGTTGTTCGGTTAAAGTCCTTTTCATCTTTAATGGGACAACTTGTCCCTTTAAAGATTTCTTTAAAGATTGTGGGTGTTTTAGTTACAACACCGTCAGTGTCAATCTCCAACCGATTACGCATGTAACATTTTCTAAGGGTATCAAAATCCACCTCATAATAATCCGCCACCTGTCTAATAGTCATACAGTTCATCTCGGGTATCAAAAGCAGTTTCTTGACCTTATCAAGAACCTCAGTTCTGGCAATAAGCTCGTTTCTGAGGTCATGGTTGTCTACCATGCTTTCGCTCGTGATGATTTTACTTTCTGGCATAATTTCACCTCCTCTCATAAAACTAATTGGACATCTTGTCCAGTTAGTAACCTAAATTCTTAACGGTACAAATTGTACCTTTAAGAATCTCCTCATCTTTAACGGAACAATTTGTTCCTTTAAAAATCTTAACATTCACTCTTCATAATTATTTTCCCTCCCTTACAATATGAAATTTATCCACACCGTAAATAACGCCAAGTGAGCGCCCGTTGTCAAAATTGCAATGGATTGTGCCAGCGTCATCGACATGGTCAACCGTTCCAAGCGTATTCGGCTCAACTGGATATGGGTCATCAACCATTTTCTCAAGGCATATTCTTGTACCCTCGGTGAAAACTCTTTTGAGCCAAGATATCCTCTTGTCATTGTATAAACTCATACCTTACCTCTTTCAAACTCGATAACACCGCCATCGGCATCAACGACAACTGGACGAATTGATAGGATATTTCTTGTGAATAAAAACGCACAGGCTAATGGCACGGCAATAACCGCACTCTCGGGCATAGCTATAGCCATAACGCCCATAGCAAAGCCGAGAACTTTCTGCATAATCCACAACACTTTGGCTGCTTTTCTTTCAAGTCTGCGGCTTTTATAGCTTTCTATGCGCCTTTTAAGCTCTATTTCTTCTTTGTCACGTTCTTCTGCGTGCTTAACAGACCTGATCAATTTTGTCAGGTCGTATGTATTATGTACGTTTTCAAAAGCGTCCATAAAAACACCTCCATTTTAAAATAATAATAATGATTTTCTGATTACGCCTGAAAATCACCATAAAATCTGGCGTTGGTGCGACTTATGGGGCTTGAACCCATGACCTCCGCATTAAAAGTGCGTTGCTCTACCAACTGAGCTAAAGTCGCAAGTGCAGGCATCACACTACATTCCCATATGGTGGGATAAGCACTGTACCTGCTATGCCAATTTTCTTTTGTGTAGCATTGGCAAACTACACAATGGTGCCGCTGACGAGACTTGAACTCGCAAGGATTTTACTCCGAGGGATTTTCGTACTACTATAGTTTTCACTACCTATAATTACGAATTAATTACAGTTTGATAGTCTGGAATCAATCTTCATCTGTTCTAGATGGCGGATGTATATTCTCTACGCACATAACAATATGTCATTTGGCACGGTATTACCATTGGGTTAGGTTTCACCGTTTAGTCCGCATTCAGCCAAGGGATCCCTCCCAAGCTGCTCTTGCCTACCATAACGACCACTGCATTCTCTAGAGCAAGAAATGATTCTATGTCTACCTCTCCGTAAATCAATATAATACAAGCGTTGCCTTTCGGAAGTCCAAATAAATGGCTTTTTACAAACCTCACAAATGGCTTGTTTATCGAAATACTTTGAAGCATGCAGTTTTTGATGAACACCGTGATTGATAATTTCAAGATTACCCATAGAATTATTATCAGTGTCTTTATCAACATGATGTACATCTTCATATGGCTCTAATGGTCTACCCAAACTCTCTTCCATTAGAATTCGAGGATAAGAAATCACTTTAGCCTTATTATTTTTGTCTCTACAATATGCTCTAACTCTCCCGTCTTTGCATTTGTATGTATTAATAACCTTTAGCAAAAAAATCATTCACCTCTTATAGAATTTACATTAAAGTCCCTTGTGTCTGCCTATTCCACCACAGCGGCTTGTCTTGCCCACAACCCACAGAAGGCAAGTAATGTACGGCTCATCCGTACTTCCCTACGTATTCAGCGACTGATGCCACCGATGCGCGTCTAAGGACTGCAACGTCCTTTGGTGACTCGTGCAGGATTCAAACCTACGACTCCGCTCTGAGAAAGCGGTATCTTAATCACTTGACCAACGAGCCATAAGGCGGCTTTTGACCGCCTACTGAATAAAAAGAAAGGAATTTTAAATCAATGCTAATATCTAACTTATGTAACCCTCTACACGAGGGTTGGCACAATAAGCATAAATCACCACCTCCATTCCTGCTCATACCAGCCGAGCCCAATATTTCAATATCACCTAAGCCTTGCAATAAACCGCAGTAATAGACTTTTAGCGGGTTATGCCGTACTTAGACGCCGCAAATTATTTAACGTGGCTTGCGGTTACCACTTACTCAAAAAAACATATCAACTACCTCTTTTCAAAAAAACTTGTTAGGTCTCTTTATTAATTTGTGATTCTACCACAAAATACTTTCTTTTGTCTTCGTAGTTCTTGGCAATTTTTATGATTTCATCGTCTCGCTTCTGAAGTAATGCTCTTCTTTTTTCAGCAAGATCCTTGTCATAGTAGCAACTAAGAAGGGAATATTCCCCATACTTGCCAAGAGAGAACAGCACATATGCTGTCGTGGCGCTATCATCTACTTCGATTTCGTCAAAGTGGATGGCTGTGTTTTCGCAGTCATCACTGTCAAACAGGTCATTTTCGATAATCCAATTATTTGTTTTTTCGATACTTTCGACCTGCTCTCTTGCCACCTTGATAGCTACTTCTTTTGAAGTATATATACCAATCAAGGCATATTCGGGGGATAAATGCCATGAAGAATCAACCTTCATAACAACATATAACTTTTGACTTTCTGAATTATTTTCGCAAGAAGTTTCAATTGTAAATCTTCTTAACATAAAATTACCTCCTCATTTTTCATAAAATTAAAGTATAATGCCATACTTACGGCAATATTCGACAGCCTCGCCTTTTGTGACAACTCCGTCATGCAATGCCTTCAATATGGCAATAACAAGCTTATTCATAAAACTACCTCCTTACCTTCTAGAAAAGTGCATTGACATACACTGGACAGCAAACTTTTCCGCTGCTGATTTACCGCCATGGCGTGGAACCTCGGCAAGTATTGACCGAGGCCCCTGCTTGCCCGACTTTGGCGGATATTCAACATTTAAGTGTCTTATGGCACACTCCGCCGTAATTATTGAGTTAGATGCTTTGAACTTGTCTTTAAACCATACTCTAGCATCATCGTAATATGTGTAAAAGATAGCTAGCTTGTCATTATTTTTTTGCCCATGATAGACAAAATAAACAGGGCGTTTTACCCCGTCAACAACAAGCTGACCCTGTCCGTACATACCACCCTTTAGAACGTGAAAACCGTGAAATTTCAGCGGTTTTTTCGCTATATGTGATGAAAATTTCATTACAAAACCTCCTTTTTTGTTTTTTAAGACAGATCGACCCTCGGAAGCTTTACTAAGTGACGCCTTTTAGGTCGTTTTGAGTAAAAAGAAATTCCGCAAGGGTCAAAAAAAATCCGCCTTAAAATTTGCACAAAAAAAAGAGCGACAGAATAACTGTCACTCAATGTGCGTTGGTGAGGGGCTTTTACAGATACCCCTCAGAACTGTTTAAATTAAGCCTTTACTGGCTCGGCTTTTGCCGGCTTTTTAGCTGTCTTTTTAGCCGGCTTTTTGGCTGGCTCGGCTGGCTTATCAGCCTGTGAGTCTGTAAGCTTTTTATAAGCCTCGGCGGCATCGTCAAGCACCGCCTGCTTGATAGCCTTTTGTGCATAACCGAGAGCACACTCTGTCTTGCTCTCACCAAAATTCAACTCCTTAAAGCAGAAGTTAATAAACTGATATACGCTTACAGGCTTGACAGTCCAGCCCTCAGCAATAGCCTCCCTGTTGGATCTGGCGTATTTAAAGCAGTGAGCCTCCAACGTGTCGATATCAGTCGCTTTACAGTTCACCTTTACACCGAGCCATGTTTTTAGAGCTTTGAGCTCATCAAAGCATTCTGACTTTGAGTCTGTCATAGCCTTGATATTATCAGCCGTGTTAAACTCGACTGCACGGCGCTTGCAAAGTCCATAGATGGCAAGCCGTGTCTGTAGAGCTTTGAACGGCTTAAGCCAGCCTTTGAAAGTGTCGCTGTCGATGTCAGGTGAGAAGAGCGACTTTGAGAATGAAACGGCAAAACCAAAGCCCTCAAGCACAGAGTACATTGTGCGAATTGACTTGATATTAAGCCCCTTGATATAAGCCTTAATGTTATCGATCTGTTCTGATGTTGACGCTATTACTTCCACGCCATCGCCTGCTTTAGACTCTGTAAGCCTATACTGTTCCAAAATGTTAATGTTATTCATAATGAATACCTCCAATTAAAATTTAAAATTTGAGCTTTAAAGCTCTATTCAAGCCCACGAGCCGACGGCTCACGGGCTTTATATAAAGCTTTAAACCGCCTTGCTTAATTCAAGACAGCTCAAAGAATTAGCCTACTTTTTTTGTGATTGAATTGTACGGCAAGCTTGCGTACTGTAAAGGCATACAGTTACCCTTACTCCGTGAGGCATCACGCTCATTTTTTTGCTCAGTCGGCTCTTGCTATTCCAACACCCTAGGGGATGCGACTTTACTGCGCTGTCGTCAGGGTATAGCTCGCCCGTAAAAATACAGGGTCATCGCCGATACTCGCTGAAATTTCAAGCAAGGTCTGAGCTAATTCAATCTATGCTATACTTTTAACCATGAACGGCTCAGCGTTCTGCTCTCACAGCTCACGGCACTATTATCTCTAATAGTCAAATGTGAGTGCTTTACTGCTCAGAGGGTCTTAATATAGATTTATCAAGATACTGGAGTTTAAAGAGTTCACGCTCTATGTAGTGACACGTCACAGGGCTTGATATTTGCTATAGGCTACTGTATTGTGTAGCCCTCGTCCTGTCGACAATGATAGTATAAGCTATATTGAATTAAAAGTCAATAGCTTTTTTGAAAATAATCAAAATGTAAAAATGACTTTTTTTATTATAAAAAGGAAACAAGGGTCAAATGCAAGCTATTTTGATAAGCTTGCATGAGGGGTTAAATAAAAATATTTTTGTGCTCAGAACGCCCAAATATTAAAGAGTAGCCTCATCTTTCACATCCGCCCTATTTTCGCAATCTTTTCTTCCGCTCCCCTCCCCTTTTTCATCCACGCATCGTCACTTTTGCAAAAAAATGCGATTCTTTGTAACGCAAGCTTTTAGGCTTATGAACGCAAGGTTTTTTGGTGACGCCCCCGAAAGAAAGCTTGTATTTCGCACATTTGTAAACTTTTTGTGAACGCATTTCTCAAAGGCATAAGCATTTAACGCCGACTTAATCCGCCGCCAGAAAGCGACACGCAACCGTGGCGCCATTTCAGCCCCAACGATCAATCTGAGTCCCATCCTGCAATCGTGCGCTCAGCACGCTTCGTGCTTGTGCTTAATAGATTTATGCCTTAAAAATAATTGTCAAAAAACGCATAGGTATTTTCTAAAAAGCTTGACATTTAGCCAAAAATGGTGTATAATATGTATATAAGGACAAGGGTGATAAACCCCATAGATAAAAGGAGATAGACATATGAGACATTACAAAATCAAGCACGCCCAGCAGGTATTCAGTGGTTCGACCGCCCCAAAACTTGAGTGCAACGTTATCGACATTGGCGACGCCGTAAAACCAAAGCGCCCCGAAATTGAGAAGCGTCCACGCAACAATTCGCCATACACCTCACATGGCAAACCCAAGGCAACCCCTGGCGATCCAATTCGAGACATGGCGGATATTCAAAAGGCAAAAGAGTTCTTGCTCAACAACGGTAAGACTAGACGCATCAGACTTCGTAACTACATGTTCTTCACCCTCGGCATTTCAACGGGACTCCGTGGTGGCGACTTAGTTAAAATCAAGATTGGCGATGTGATTACCGAGGGCGGTAGATTTAAAAGCTATATCAGTTTGTTCGAGGAAAAGACCTCTAAACACAACAATCCAAAGCTTAATTCATCATGCCGTGAAGCAATCAAGACATATCTCGACTACATCGGCGACTACTCCCTTGAAGACTATCTGTTCAAATCCGAGAAAGGCGGTTGTCTTGACCAATCACAAATCTATAGAATCATTCATTCGCTTCAAACCGACCTTGGGCTACCATACCACTTGAGCGCACATAGCCTCAGAAAGACCTTTGGCTACTGGACAATAAAGATGCACCCCGACGATTCAAGAGCTCTTGTGACACTCCAGAGAATGTTAAATCACGATTCACCCGAGACTACACTGATTTACTGCGGAATAACTCAAGACGACAAAGACGCATTCTACGATGACATGGATACACTGTTCGATGAGGCTACAACCATATAACTTCTCGCTACAGGTCTAAGACGTTTATACGAAAGCCGACATAAGCCGGCATAAGCAACTTGACAAATCACAGTACGCTGTGCATAAAATGGGCACAAATCTCAAGCCTTGCCAAATCAAGGTTCAATGCAGTTCTAGCCGACAGTAATTAAGCAAAGAAAATCCTGCCGCATTGAATTGGCAACAAACTTGAGTGCGTTTGTCCGAAGTGACAGGTCACTGGAGATTAAACTCTGTCACTGGTCTTGTGAATGCAGGTACACCCATAGGTGAAAATTTGCAAGCCCCGATTTATTTGGCATAAGAAAAAAAGAAAAGAAAGAAGCAAAGAAAAGAAATAAAAGAATTATTATATATTATAATATATATATATATTAATTCTTAAATCACTAGATTTATCTAGTGATTTAAGAAGAGACAATAATCTAGTATTATAACTATTCTTGAATAATAAATATAAGATTATTGTCTCTAAAAGAAAGAATAAATAAGAAAGAAAAGAATTGAATCAATGCCAATATCTTTCAAACTCATTTGACGGTTAAGACCAATAAAGGAGAAAGATATGGCATTAAACAAATTATACTATGTGTACGGACTTGATACTGCGTGCCTTTATACACCAGAGGAAAGTGCTATTGAACAAAAAATTATCAAGGCACGTTGCCTTCGAGCTACGCTCAAAGACAGAATTGCCAAACAAAAGATAACCCCTTGTCTTTGTAAAGGCAAAAAGCCCATAGCAAACAAAGACAACAAAACCCCATACGTTGGAAAACATCAGAAGCGTCTGCGTTTTCTCAACGATTACATAGCCAGTCATAAAGCATTACTTAAGCAGGAGCTTGCCAAAAATGTATCACTCACACGAACCGTGATACCTGACAAGCTCAATATACGTCGCCAGATTTCAATATTTGGCTCTTCCCTTACAAGATATTTCAACCTAAAGGAAAGAGAGCTTAATGAAGAAATCGTGATTGTAAAAGTTTACTTCTTCGATGTCGCCAAGAGCATTGTGAAGAACGGCTTTTACATGAATGGTCACAAATACGTTTTCTTCTCAAGTAGTGCGGGGCAAATCAGAACCAAAAAGCTCGTGGCCGTTCGTGAAGATTTACTCAACAAGTATTGGAACGCATTGACGGCAGGCTTGACAATTGAAAAGATTAATGAGCAAGGCGGCATGAATGTAAATAAATTTCTTGCCTACCTTGCTCTTTGTAATTCAGCTACTGATTTATGGTGTGACTTCGACATTGATGAGTGTATTGTAGTTGACGACTTTGAAACTCTTGTGCATGGTACGGTTGATTTTATAGACGATAAGACCTATAGGATTGAAAGACAAGAAATGAATATACCGATCACGCACACCGATGGCTGTGGAATGATACTTCCAGAACTGAGTACAAAAAATTTCATGACAAGATTGCCATGGGTCAAAGGTCTGCTAGCAAGTTTTGACTTTGTGAAGTTTATCAAGGATAATAATTGCGACCCCGTGATTACTGACGTCTACGGCGATAAGCATAATATCCTTGAGGAAAATATCAAAATCATATTTACCAAGAGTCAGTTCAAAATGTGGAAATATTATTCAAACTGGGGTGAATATAAAAACAACTTTAAGAAATATGGAAGCACCGCAGGCAAGTGTAACATAGAAGAAGGATACATCCCATATGCAACGATCAACTACCAAATGATACAGACACTAATTGATACCACTGACAATGAGATAGCCGCGCTTGCTCGTAAGAGCATGAACGATATTCGCAATCTCGCAACCGATAAAGCAACAATGCTCAAGGTTTTCGGAGCTACAAGCTACAACAAAAATATGAACGGCTTTCAAAAATGTCTTAAGTTATATCCCGAGCTTTTATCAGACCCATATTCTCGTGCCACCCTTAAAGACATCAAACATAGCCTTGAGACCGATCAGTGGGCGGCTAAATTCAAAACAAGCGGTAAATATACGTTTGTTGTTCCAGACCTTTATGCGTTCTGTGAATATTTATTCTTACATATATCAAATCCTAAAGGACTTTTAAGCAACGGTGAAGTAAGTTGCAAACTGTTCAAAGATAATATTGAGCTTGATTGTTTACGTTCGCCGCACCTCTACATCGAACATGCCATAAGAACAAATCGTCATGTTGACAGTTGGTTTAATACAGATGCAATCTATACAAGTTGTGCCGACTGTATATCGAAAGTTTTGCAGTTCGACAACGACGGTGACAAACTATTGGTGATTCCAGATGAAACACTAATAAACCTTGCTAAACGAAACTTGCAAAAGTATGACATAGTACCGCTCTTCTATAACATGGCTAAGGCGGGGGCAAAAGAACTTACTCCCGATAGCCTGTACGATGGATTAATATGTGCCTACACTGGTGGCAATATTGGCGAAATAAGCAACGCCATTACCAAGGTTTGGAATAGCGGAGTAATCGACCAAGAAAAAATCAATGTTGTTAAATGGCTTTGTATGGAGAACAACTTCGTCATAGACTACGCTAAGACCTTGTATAAGCCTGTTCGTCCTGATTGGGTAAACGAAATTATTTCTAAGCACGTCAAGAGCAGAGTTCCACATTTCTTTCAATATGCTAAAGGCAAAGAAACCAATCAAGTAGAAGAAAGAGGTTTAAACACGGTTGACAGAATTAAGTCGTTGACCCCTATACAAAAGCTTAACTTTAATTTTAAGAACGACAATGTTGGAAAGTTTGATTATAGATTTCTGCTAAAAAACAAAGAAATTGAAGTCGATGAGAATGTGCTTCAACGCTTTAGGGATATATCAAGCAATCTAAGGTTTTGCGACTCAGATGGAACGGCACTCAACTACCAAGCCGTATACGATCAAGCAAAAGAAGAAATGCTTATGCTCGGTCATAACATTGACGATGTTGTAGATATGCTTGTAGAGGATTTATTTCACAGTAGACGTGTTGAAAAGAAAAAAGCATTTTGGGAAATGTTTGGCGAAGTTGTGTACGAACATTTGTCGAACAATTTATCACAAAATTATATCCAGTGTGCTCACTGTCAGAAAAGATTTTATCGTGAAAACCCGAAACAAATTTACTGTAACAAATGTCAAAACAAGAAGTCCATCAAAGCAAATACCAAGATCCTTCAATGTGCAGGTTGTGGCAAAACCATAACAGTAAGTACAAGATGCCATCGTGAGGCCTACTGTCCTGAGTGTAAAATTCATGCAAGAAATGCGGCAAGACTGAGGGCGTATTATAAAAATAAGCATCTTGTGTAGTACAACAAAACTAAAACGAAATCCCCGTAAACGACGTATCTACGTTGTTTGCGGGATTTTTTTGTATATAAATTTCAAAAAATTACACCCCTTATGGAGAGGAAAAGTCAATATACAAAGAACGGGCTGTCCTACGCTAGCGTTATAATCTTATCAAGTGCGCAGTTATAAGTTAGGATATATCTCCAAAAATATAGAACAAAAGGATTAGATAAATGATTGAAATTAACAAGTGGGAAGAAAAACAATTAAGAAAGACTATACCGAACCTGTGCGTTGCAAGAACTGGTAAAAGTAAAAAGGCTAAGCGTGGTAAAATATATGCTGAACCTACGCGCAAGGTGTTATCTACGCTAAAACGGATTCGTGAAGTTGACTACATTAACTAAGGGCAAATGGTGGATATATGAGTTATAAATATCAACGTTATGAAAACGAAAGCCCTGAAGAATTGATATTCAGGATCTGTAGTCACAAAAATGAAATTGGTACATGGAGCGACGTAGGTAGGGTGTTGAACGAATTACTTGGTGAAAACTATACCGAGTCTGCTTACCGCAAAAAATATCAGAGCTTTGAAAAAATGTTCTCAGGCAATCAGAAACTGTTTTCTGATAATGAAGAAGTCTTATCGGAAATATCAGAACAAAGACGTGAGCTTGAAAAAGAAAAGATTAAATTCCGTGATGAAAGAAACGCTTGGAACAAACAGAACCGCATTGCGGCAAGAACTGAGCAAAAATTAGATTATCTTGAAGAACAGCTTGTCTCCATGGGTAAAGTGAATTTTAGCAATCATACCACACCTGTAACAGTTAGAGGCAATTCAGATTTGCTTATTACAATTAGTGATATTCACTATGGACTTAATTACAACAATTACTTTGGGACGTATAATTCTGACATATGCAAAAACTATCTTGCTAAATATCTCGAAAAGATTATAAGCATTGGATCGCGTCATAAGGCAAGAAATATTCACGTCGTAATGTTGGGCGATATAATTTCTGGCTCAATACATAAGTCGATTCAAATTGCTAACCGTGAAAATGTCATAGAGCAGATTAAAGGTGTGTCTGAGTTATTGAGTTCATTCGTATATGAACTGTCGAATCATTTTGCAAAAGTCACAGTCACAAGCGTATCAGGAAATCATTCGCGTCTTGACAAAAAAGACGAAGCACTTCATGACGAAAGGCTCGACGACATCGTTTCGTTCATAATGGAAAAGTCATTAAGCAATGTTGACAATATCAGTTTTCAAACTTACTACAATTTTGATACAAGCATAGCAAGTATTAAGATATGCGGCAAATTGTATTTTCTTGTACACGGTGACTATGATACACCAAATGAGACAGGCGTAATGCGCCTATGTAGTATGGTTGGAAACATCCCGTATGCAATAGTTATGGGTCATAGACATTCGGCGGCGTACAATGAAATCAACGGG